CTCACAGCTGTTATTTTCTATTTTTTTTCTTCTATCATGTATCTTAGCGTGAGCTATTTCACTTAATCTTGTCTTGTAACAAGTATCTGAACAGTAGATAAATCTTTTTCCTGCTAGTTTATTACTGCACACTATGCAGTTTTTTCTTTTTTCAAGCATTATTTCCTTTCTTTATTTTTTCTAACCTAAATATGACCATTTCTGCAGCTTCTTTCCATCCAACAGCGTTGCCGTAGTCAAAGTCACTAGAATTGCCATCTGCATATGCGTCAGATTTTAATAACTTATCATAGTCTGTGTGAATTTTGTATATTTCTTTTAAGAGTTGTTCAACAGTCATATTTTCTCCTTATCCGTAGTATTTTTGTAGTCTGTCTATAACATATTTTATATTGTTATCTACATAAGTCTCATTCATGGCCCACATATCTTTAGGGCTGCTAATTCGTTCATTCACAGTATTTTTAGTTACCCTGGTTTGATACACATGTTTAAAACCTAAATACTCTTCATCTTCAGTAACCGTAAACATATCTGATTTAGCTAACTCATCGGATAAGGCGGATAAAGCTAATTTTTTAGTAGATATGACGTTAGTAAAGAAACTTTCTACTCCTTGGTTCATTAATGATCCTTTTACTTTTACAAAGGTTTCATTAATCATTTCAGCTTCGTTTAGTATGTCAGATGTGTGAGCTAAGAATATTATATTTTTAGTAGATGAAGCTACATATCGAGACATTAATACTTTCATAAATTGAGCGTAATCACCCCAAGCTTTCATGGTATTAGATGAAGTAAGAACATACATGCTTTCATACATGTCCATTAAGTAAGTCAGTGTGTCTATAACAATAGTGTGGACCTCTTGTCTTGCTTCTGCTTGTTCTATTGCTTGATACACCTGTAAAGGATCAGTAACGACTATGTAGTACTGGGAAGAGAATGAATGTTTAAATGGTAATTTTTTGCCATTCTCGCAGTTAAGATATATAACTCCAGTGTCGTCTTTTAGGCTTTCTAAACTAGAAGATTTACCTGTTTTACTTTTACCTGATATTAGTATTAAATGATCATTTTGCATTGGTACCTCTTTCTTGATATTTCTTGTTTAGTGAGTATAGGATACTATTTTGTACTTCTTGAAAATCTAGTGGAGACTCTAATGATTGATTCATTGAGGTTATACTAGATTTAATTACATCTAAGGCATACCCTGCGTCTATCATGATCATACCGTATCGGTATAAATGGTTAGATCGGTTACCTTCGATAGTGTAAGTTAAGAACCATTTTTCAAGGTTACTTACTCCTTTTGCTGACAAAGAATTGCTATTTATATCATTAGATTTTTTAGTCTCAGGTATAAATAAAGTTGCATCAATTAACTCTCCTTGGTTATACAAGTATTGACCAGGGTAAGATTCCCATTTTCTTGCAGCATCTTTAGTGGCCGTGTCTACAGGAAATGGTAACCACTTGTAGACATTTGTCATGTATTTAGCGTAATCAGTAGTTGATAATTTTAGTCTATGAGACATTGGAAAAATTAGTCTAAACCGATTAACTTCTTGGGTATTTCTTTTTGTGGTAGATAATAAAAATGTATATTTTTCTAAAAGTAAAGTAACAGCACTGATAGATATGTCTCCATCACAATCACAAATTAATAAATCAAATCCTGGAATAATATTTTCTGTTTTTCTATGCTCATTTATGAAGTTATGGGCCGCATAGTGATAACCAGTAGATGTTGTTATGTTGTGTAAATTAGTAAACTTAATTGTATCAGCAACAAACCTGTATGTTTTATCTGTACTTGTGCTTACACGTAGTTCATCTATGTTAGAGATTTCTAATGTTTCACCTGAGAAAAACTCTATGTCGTCGTGAGTATACTTACGAATGATGATGTTGTTTTTATACCCGTATGAACTAGCAAGCGTCATCATAGTTTTACGTTGCAGTTCAGAACCTTTATAAAAAGGCAATTCTTGTATTAATTCGTGTTGTGTTACCTTTGTTTCTGTATTCGCTAAGTAATGTGCTAATCTTTTATAAGCACCTTGTTTTTTCATAATAGAAGTAAATGCTTTACCTGAATCTTCTACTACATTTATAGCATAATCTATATGATCAGAAGTAATCTCATGAGAAAGATCAGCAAATGCGTATGCCCCAGCTAGTTTTAATGTTTTATAGTATCTATGTACCATTTCTACTTTATGAACAGGTAAATGTTCATGCATTTTATCTGCCAGGTGCTCACATTGCATTTGGTAGTCTATTAAGTAAATAGAATTATTCTCAGAAATAGTGATAACAGGATTAAATGGGCTATCGGCATATGAACTGAATATAGATTGAACATCCTTTATACTTTTATTTAAGGATGTATCTATCATTTGTAAATACCTGTCTTTAGCAGTTAAATGTTTTTTTCTTCCTACTTCAGTCACAAAGCTAAATAATAATCTTCTAGCATATCCTGTTTCTAAAAACTCTTTAAAGTGTTCTTCGACAGTATCACCGTCTAATAACTTAGAAGGAGTGCCAAACATTAATAAATTAGTTGGAGTAATTCCAGGTAATTCTTGCGAACGAATATTCTCAGAAGTGTTTTTAATTAATTTTTGCTTAACTAAACCTATATCGTATAGTTCTAAAAAAGTTGTAAGAACATCTGTAGATGCAGATAAATTAGAACCAATTTCATCTAGTTCTAAATTCATTGAGCCCGCAGAAGCTAACAGTAGTTTTTCCCTCATCTGTTTAACAGCAGGTACAGTAGCACTATCAAAACTAAATGCTAATTCACCTAATCGATTAAATTGCTGAGTAAATTTATCTACTTGTATATCTGTTTCTTCAGCCATACTAATAACGCTATTACCGTTATTCACTAGAATATTTGCTTTTTCTACAGCTAAAGTGTAAATGTTTTCTTCAGCTTTTTGATGAAATATATTTTTTAAGAATTTGGATTTAAAATACTCCATAAATTCTCTATCAAAAAATGTAGTAGAGTATCCTTTACCTGCACCAGAAATCATTAAGTTAAGCACATAAGTATTAACTGGAATTACTCCTCTATCTTGAGTTTGAATGTTACAACGCATCATTGATGCTACTTTACTCAAGTAATACGCTGTTAGTACTCTGAAAGAGTGTCTAGTATCTGTATTTATTTTCTTACTGAGAATGTCTACTATTTTTTCAGATAATGGATGGTATTTTTTCATTAGGTCATTTATGTGATGTTATAGGTTATACTAGCAGTCTTCCCTGCATAATAAGCTGTTTTGCTTGGTTACAGACATTTAAGGCATTACAATAAGTACATGCTTTTACTTGCCCTCTAACTTCTTTAACTATGCCTACACTGCCTTCACTTGTTAGTCTTGCATTAGCAGCGCCTAAAGTATCAAAGTTTTTAGTTGACCTATCTAGTTTATTAGGGTTTTTGTAGTACTTAAATACAGTGGATGTAGCCCATAGTTCTTCGTCAGTGCACTCAGGGAGAGCTTCTTGATCAGCATTAAGGTATGCCTGTATTGTTTGCAATTTAGTAGTTAACCACTGCTCAGTGGCTTCTAAAGACATAAGTGGGTATGTTTTAGTCATTACTCTATTTTGCGGGTAATCTCTTTGTTGTAGCGCTTTAGCTTTGCTCCAATCAGTAAATATAAATTCAATATCCATGTAATCATCAGTTATAATATTAGGAGATAGCCATCTATATATTGAACCTTGTAAAATATACTTTTGGTCATTAGACCCAAATATTACACTATATACACTTGTAGACTTGTAGTCTGATAATCTGCCATTAACAACAACATCATACTTACCAGTTATCGTATATTCACCTAATTTTTTTTCGTGACGTTGCTCAATGTAAACAGGTATATCTTCTTTGGATAAAACTTTAGAATTAATTTTAATGCGGTTCTGCCAATCTTCTTTGCCAATAGCAGTAAGTGCTATTTTTAATGCTTCAGGATTTTTCCAGGCACTTTCACAAGCGTCGTGAAAAGCAGTACCTAATTTACTTGCGGCTAGATCTATAATATCTACTTCTTTCTCTAAGGTATCGTGCTGCATACTTAGTATGATAGATCGAACACTGCGCAGCATAGCAGTAGTGCTTATAGCTGTATCTCTACTATCGTAGTCATACGTATCATTAACTAAAAATACTGCTAATGGGAGACTGAGTTGATTTTTATTTGTGAATTTATACATAGATTAATTTTGGAGGGAGAAGGTTACTTGCAAAAGATGAAGTGTATATTTTAAACGAAATCCACTAATTTACAATACAATTTTTTGTAAATGTACATTACTGAGAGATGTATACATTTGTTCTGGCCCTAGTTAAAGCGACGTACATTAACCTATTTCTAATAGTGACTTGCCTGCATTTTAAAATGTT